TTACTCTTTGAACTTATTAACTGTTTTTGTATACATATCTTCTTCCATCTCTATCCCCACAAAATTTCTATTAAGTACCAAGCACGCTTTTCCTGTTGAACCTGAACCCATAAATGCATCAAGTACTACCGCATTCTCTCGACTGCTGCTTGTAATGATATGCTCGAGTAAATCTGCAGGTTTTTCGCAAGGGTGCTTACCTGGATAATATTGAACTGGTGAGAACGTCCATACATCGGTATAAGGCACTTCGGCTGTCACATGAAACGGTCTTCTTAGATTTTCATATTCTGCTTTTAATTCATCGTATTCCTTGAGCAGGTTTCCGTACTCGCAGCTGAGTGTTTGGTATTCATTAGTCAGTTCTGTATGCGTTTTGGATAGTTGGCCACTTCTTGATGCGAACAAAGTTTGTAGTTGTTGGTATTGTTTTTCTGTGGGTAGTTTCCACTGACTCGATGAGAACCAATGCGAGCACATTTTTGTACCTGTGGCCTCATTAATTTCTTTTGCTGAAATATTAAGGGCGTCCTTCGCGTTCTTGAAATAATCCATCAATGGTTTAAATGTGGCTTTCTTTAGTTCACTGCATTTAGTGGCGTATTGACTGCATCCTTTCGCAAATCCTTCTGAATCATAATGTCCCGCAAAGATAATGCGTTCAGTCGCAGGAAAGAACGCACGCAAGTGCGGTTTGTGCGCACGCTTCCATACCCCTGAGGGTTTCGCCCAAATGATATGGTTAAACACGTTAAATCGCGCACGGATAAGTAATTCCGTGTCGGCTGCGAGCTTTGATCCGCAGAATAGATATAAGTTACCAGAGGATTTTAGTACACGCCAAAATTCAACCAACACTTCATCAAGCCATGCAAGGAAGGTTTCTACATTTGGCCACTGGTTATCCCAGGCATTTTTCTTTACCTGAAAGTAGGGCGGGTCAGTCAGAATTAAGTCGATTGAGTTGCTTGGTAAGGTTTTAAGATAATCGAGACAATCCGCGTTGATAAGTTGCAGTTGGCCGTTGTGCAGGGTAGTTGTTTGCATTTGATGCTCCATAAATAGAGCCTTGAATACAGTAGAGGACTCAGCCACGACTGTGGCTGAGTGGGGGTTTATGCTTCCTCTCCAAATGGATATTTGGGTCTCAGGTACTCAAGGCATAAAAACAGAAGCATTTTATCAAAATAAACTATGACTGTATATATATACAGCTTTTTCGTATGGTGTTATCACAGTAATAAATGTTGCTATACAGCAAAGAGTATATGAAATAATTTCCATATGCTCTTTGATTTATAAGTTAACTTTTTAAAATCATTACATTTGAAGGTGGAGTGGTTTATGAAGATTATTTTTGTTGATGTAGAAAATATTGGTTTAACTGAATTAGGAAAAATTGAAGCTTCAATCGTAGACAAGGTTTTTGTTTTTTCACGTTTGGATAACGTGAGAAGAGTATGTGAAAAAGAATCATATTTATGTTTGTCTAATTACCCAGAAGGGAGCAATCAAGCTGACTTTTATATCATTGCTTATCTCTCTCGGTCGATCGCACTTTTAGGTAAAATAGAGCGACGTTCTATAGTTTTTGAGCTTTTTAGTAATGATGAAAGTCTTATCTCTGCATTTCAATTTCAATGTGTGCAACTAGACGTACAGCATCGAATAAGTCGTACCAAAAATAAAGATACTCAAATGAAGAAAGAGAATAAAGTAAAAACATCATTGTTTATTACTAAGTCAATGACTCATTCGCCAGAAGCAAAAATTTACGCAGCATTAAAGTCCCCTCAGTCTTTAGATCAAAATTTTCAAGAGAAACTAGGCTTATCGAAATCTAATTTTAACAAAGCTATCCATGAACTTTCTAAAACGAATCGAATCGTTCGCTCAAAAGATAAGAAGAAATGGATTAGGAATATTCAGTAATATGCTGAGTGCATTTAGAGGGCCGAAGACACTCTATCTTTGTATGATTATAGTTACCACTTAAGCCCGTATGTACTCGCCGCTCTCTAATTGTCGAAGATGACCAAAGAAGGCGAGTTGTTCAAAGATAAGGGCGATGTGGTTGTGGCTTTGATTGGGAAGGCGTATGTTTTCAGGGGTTATTGGGTAGCGAGAGGCGGCTAACATGATATGTTCAACCGTGGCTTCTTGACCTTGTTTAATCGGTAACATATTACGCCTCTTTATTATAAATACTGTTAAGACCAACAAGGCGACCGTACAGTTCGGTTGCTGTGTGAATATTTGGGGTGATCATTTCACTAAGTAGCGCTTCTTCCGTTGTTGATAGGTTTTCTTTTTCTTTATTACTCATTTCTTCGCAGGCGGCGCGGTTTATTTTTGCGATGGCTTGGCGTAATTGATTGGCAAGTTCAGTAGCGTGGGCAATGCTTTCTTTTATGGTTTGGGTTGTCATGATCTTTTCCCTTGTTTGTATTTAATAACAAGACAGTAGCTCTGAAAAATAGAGGCTGCGAGTCGCTTTTTATTGAAAAGAGGTCGTGAGCGCACTCTTTGATTTCTCTAAAAATAAGACTCGCCTTTTGTTTTACGCTAGGGCTGGCTTTACGGATAAAGCACTAATAACTCATCATCATATTGCCGACGTTAAGGTTTAAATCCGTGCCTTTTTCACTGTTTGCTTTGTCTATGCTGACGGGCTTGTCTGATTTAATGGTCAGCGCGACTTCGGCTTGGCTTTTTAGGGTTTGATTGGTTAATGGGGCCATATTTTGTATTGGTGCCATTCCTCCTAGTGCGGCCCATTGATGAGGTGTCGCGCCTTCTTTGTTGACTTGATTGGCGGTCTCTGCAGTGGTGATACCGAGTTTGACATTTTTGTCTTTGAGCTTATTCAGTTTACTGCCGAGGTTATCGACCTCTTTTCCAGCTTCTTCTGCAGAGGTTTTCCACCCGTCAGGAATGAGTGCGTCAGGCAATAAATTAATGAGCTTTTTGACTTGCTTCCATAACCAGCTGTAATAGTCACCAAGGGCACTTAAGAGTGGTTTTAAAAGTCCGAACTTATCGAGAAGATAGCCAACAGCAACGACCGCTGCTGCAACACCGGCAACCATTAAACCAATAGGGTTCGCCATAATGACGGCATTGAGGGCTATCATGCCAATTTTAAAGATAAGCAGTGTGGTCATCACGCCTTTGAAATTTTGCGCGACAAATAAAAGGATCTTACTTAAAAACGTAAACCCTTCATAAAGTCCTTTTATCGTGTTAGTTACTTTTTGAATTGCCTCTTTGCGCCACTTGGCATTTTTAAACTTATTCGAGAACTCAGTAAAGATAGCCGTCAGTTTTTCCATGACAGGCGCGAGGGCGGCAAATTTAATGGAGCGAATGCTCTCTTGCACCTTTTGCATCGCATCGTTGTAGGCTTCAGCTTTTGCTGCATCTTCTGATTTAACACCGCCACCGGTGTCATTAAACTCTTTGCGCGCTGTCGTGAGTCCTTCGGTTCCCTGGCGCAACATAATGAGCATCTTGCGTCCATCTTGCCCAAAGGCTGCATCCGCGAACGCCATTTGCTCTTGGTTGGTTTTAAGTTTTGAGAATGAATCGAGCAGTTGGCCATACGCTTGCTCAGTATCTTTGGCTGTTTTTAAACTTCGATATAACGGGTTCTTTCCTTTTTTTAAGAATGAACCCATTGCCCCTTTGCCTGTGGTTTGCAGCACCCCCAGTCGTTTGGTAAAGCGCACCATCGCCGCACTCATGGTGTCAGAGCTAACACCCGCGTGCTCGGCTTGCGACTGCATCGCTTGCAGCTCTTCTACGGGCATATTGAGGTTTTGCGCGGCTTTTGAGAGTTTATCCATCTCACCTGCGGCACTGCCGACTTGTTGAATAAGCCCACCGAGACTTAATCCACTGAGTATTGCGGCCCCTTTCCCCATCGCGGCCCTGCGGATGTTAGGAAGCTTAATGGCGCGGCTGAGTTTATTCATGGGTGCCATGGCTTTTTGCAGTCGCTTGTATTTTTGACTGGCCCGCTCAACTTGTTTGGTATTTTCCGCTTGGCTTTTTGAGAGTCTGTCGAACTCGCTATCCAGTTGCTTAGTGTTCACGCCGACTTTTTTCATTTGTGTGCCGATGTTTTTTAAGTTGTGCTCGAGCACATCGTTTTTATTGGATAGCGTAGCGACTTTTTCTTCTTGTTTGGCCAATTTATTGGTCAGGGCGGCACTGGGCTCTTTGGCTGCTGCCATTTGTTTTTTTAGTTTGAGCAGTTTCTCAGTCGCTTCCTCTCCCTCGAGGGCGTTCTTATCCAATTCTTTTTGTATTTTCTGATAAGAGGCAATCATCGTGAGTGCGCTGGAGTCATTGGCTTGCGCAGCCTGTATCTTTTTAATTTTTTTAGCGTAGTAGTTCGAATCGCCGGCCATGCCTTTGAGTGGGCCACTGACTTTATCTTTAATGCCCATCACTACGGAGAGATTCATTTTCATGTGATGTACCTTCTTGTCTTCTTTTGATGTAAAAAAAGAGCACTAGGTGCTCTCTGGTTGGTGACGAACTCGCGCCTCCTCTCGAAATAGCAGTAAATCATCCAGGCTTAATGCATCAATCTCACTGGGCGGCCAATGAAACACGAGTGCAATGTCTGCATAAAACATTTCTACTCGCTCAAGGGCGTTTGTGTATCCACGAAAAAAGAGGCCATCTCCACCATTAATGGCGTAAGGTTTTCCACTTCCATATTGAGTAAATCACGCTCATTTAACGTTGAGATACGTGGAAGTAGGGTGCAGGCTGCATCAAACTGCATTTCACACACACCAAGCAAACTCAGTCCACGTAAATTGCCCGCGTTGGGTTTACGAAGCTCAATCTCTGTAATGGTGTTACCGTCTTTTTCAAATGGGGTCGGTAGAGCGACCGTTACCGTTTGTTTACTCATGGCCAAGCGCCTCTTTTAGTTCTTTAATTTTAGTAATGCGACCGCCTTTTTTGGGGTCAATCGCCATAACCACTTCAAACAAGGCGAGGGCATCTTCTTTTTTTCCTGCATCGAGCAGTAAATCCCCAGCAAGACGAAACAGCTTCACTTTTAATGGCGCATTGGTGGCCAGCGTGCCATTGGAGATATCACGTACTGCATCAATGAGATACTGTGTATTAAACGGCGCACTGGCTTTATAGGCTGCATCGGAATATCGACGAATAATATCTAAGTACGCGGTTTGGCCGTTTGAGCTCCATCCCTTTGGTGAATCCAATCCGTTAAGTACGCAGTGCTTAAAGGTATCGTGAATATCGGTGAGCGCACCGCAATCTACTTGCCATTGGAAATACCACCAAACCACATCTAAGCCTTCGAAGTTATCTCGAGTGTCAAGAAGGTGCTTTACGGTTGACGTGTATTTTTTGATGAGCTCTAACTTAAACGGCACTTTTTCTTGAGAGCCCGCCAACGTGCGAGCGTATTCCACATCCATTTTTAATGCGTGCTGAATTTCATCCCACGGTTTCCCATCAAGTGGTGAGGCTGTTTCACCATTACCTGTATTTTTACTTTCCGCCTTTAACGGTGGGATAGCCACAACGGCCACTTTTTCTTTCATCGCCGCTTTTGCAGCGGCTTGTGCTTTTCGCTTTCTTAATAAGGTCAACATAACTGACTCCTAACGTATCCACTTATTGAGGAATTAATTCCGTGCCTAAAAACAGCACTTCAAGTTGGCCATCTTTAATGGCAAGCTCTAATGGCTCTGAGGTCCAGGCATTCATCAAGGTGTAGGTTTTCCCACTGTTGGTGTTGAGCGTGATGTTTTCCCCTGTGAAGTTCCTAATGGCCGTTTCATCGGTCGTAATGGCATGAACAATGGTGGCTTTAATGAATGGGGCACCGTCATACGCTTCACTAAAACCCAACACGCCATCATCACCGACGACGGCTTCACGCTTTAACCCGCCCATATTAACCGTCGCCCCTTCTTTGGTTGGTAAACGCCCTAGCGAGCCTGCATCCAAAAAGCCGCGACTGGTGATTGTTGTACTCATAATGACTCCCAAAAAACTCAAACGATTGAGTTATTTTCTAAATTGAATTTTACCTGCAGTAATAATTAATCCATTCACGAACTGCGGACTGTCGCGGTAGTTAATGCGCGTTTTGTTGTTTTCATCCAGCTCAACAATCAAGGATTTTTTATAGCCTTCAAAGTCTTGAACGATGCCGTTGTATTCCAAGGTTTTATACAGAGTAAGCAATTCACCCTTGATGATGCTGGGTGTCACAATCGCTTGTCCTGGTGCGAAACGGGTGCCGTCTTTAGCCAGCTTATGTCGCCCAAACTTACTCAAAATAAGCGAGTTTTGCTTCTCTCGAAAGTACATCGCCGTGGCAGGGGTCATGACATCCAAATAACTGTCATCCACAACGCCCGCCGCATTTTCGGTGTACGCCGTTACTGGTCGTTCAACCTGTACCTCACCGGTTGCGGTGACGGTGTAAGTGCCCATGCCTTCATGCAGCAATAAGTTGCGCTCAGTCCAATCAAAGTCATCAACGGCGTTTGAATAGACACCTGAAAGTTTCAGGGTTTGCAATGGTCGACACGGATCGTTCGCGAGCGAGGGGGCAATTTGTCCCGCCCAGGCCGCCACTGCTTCCGCATCGGTCAGTGGCGCACCCGCTGAGTCAGTTAATGCATTAATTGACATAAAACTAATCAGTGGGCAGTTGGTTGTTGCCCCAAAGGTGACCAACTCAGCGTGCGTACCTTGCTTTGGCAAGTAAGCAATACCAGGTATCATCTCCAACGCTTTATAACGCGCATCCAAAAACTCACCCAAATCACGAATGGTGGTTTCATCATTGAGTGAGCAGATGATGTGGTTGTATTGGGTATCACCCAAGGCGGCGAGGGCGCTCATGGTATCTGCCGCTTCCACACTGATAGCGTAAACTGGCATGCTTTCATTTTGCTTGGTGAAGTATTTCAGCATCGTGGCGATGTCTGACTCCCCAAACTGCTCACGTGCGGACGCTTCATCCAAACAAAGCACAACGGTATTAGGGGCGACTTTTGCACCGGCAACGGCATTACCAATCACAAGAGCAATTTGCTGCGCTTCTGCGCTGTTGGCTAAACTGTTGTCGATTTCAATATAGACACCAGGAACGCGCGCGTTGTTTGGTACTTCTGAGAAACTGATACTCATGCGGTTTTCTCCTTAGTCTTTTTTTCTGGCTTACTCACCGACTTAGTTAATTCAACGACCGACTCATCCTTGATCCGACGAAGCCAATAGGTATTTCGAGGTTTCAGCTCACCTTTCTCCTTGAGGGGAGTGCGAGTCAGTGGATCGCGTACAAGCAATCCTTTTTGGGGTCTAATGTTAATTTCACGCATTTATGTCTTTGCCTCTTGTAAGAAATAGTCAGCGACCATGGCCAGCAATTCGCGCTCAAACGCTGGCGTCCAACCGATAAAGGTTCGCTTGGGCATTCGATAGTTGCCCTTTACTTTCGTACCGCCTTCCCATTGATTGGTTTTACTGTTGTAAAATCCTTTCATTCGAGTGGTAAAGGACATCTCTCGCCCTTCGTTATGAACTCGCCCAATCTTGCCAAGAACGCCAGCCACACCCACTTCGAAGTTGTCTTTGGTGACCTCTGTTTTGAGCGCGCGGCTTATCCCCATCAGCATGTTTTTGTTGTTTTGGGTGTTATGCACTTTCTCTTTCGCACTACCCTTAACTTTGGTGCTGATTTTTCGACGAGTTCTGGATTGGTAAGGATTGCCATCAATATCGCGCTGCTGTCGTATTTGCGTCCGAAAGTACTGACGCGTTCGATTGGCCAGAAGGCGATTAAGCTCGAACTTCTTATCATCACTCATGATCAAGCTATTGATAGCGTTTGTGAGTTGCTCGGGGTTACTCATTGGCATGAGGCATATCCCCTTCGTGACCACCAATGAACTCTAAAGGTGGAAGTTCACTTTCAATCGGCGCTTTTTCAAACCCGCTGACACAGTCGTATCGAGCGCCATCTTGCTTCCAGTTACCAAGAGCATTCTCACTAAGGTGATAACTTTCTTGAATATCGATTTTCAATTTGATGTCACACAAGCCCTTATCTAACACCTGCGTTGCAAATGAGGGGGGAGGCAACCCTTTATCTGAGCGCTCGACATCGTATTGATTTAACCAGGACACCAGATGCATCATTAAGATATGAGGCTTCACATCGACCGCACTTAGATTGATGTTGACGGTATAAGCAATATCAAACCCATCAACCAGTACGCCTTGGGTGCAAACTAACTCACCATCTTCCGCCCATACTTCAAGGTTGGCCGCATTAGTCACATGGTAGGCAAAAAGCTCGGTGAGACTTTGAAGTGCTCTCATTTAAATGACCTCAATGCAGTAGGTTTCTTGGGCATTAATCAGTAAATCAATCGCTCGTCGGTATTGCACCGAGCAGTGCTCAGCTTTTTGTGTTAGTGCTTCTTGACGCTCACTCGCCTCTTTAGTGGCATCACCGCTTATTTGGTTGCCAATAATGAAGTTGGCCGCCAAAGAAAACACCGCCTGCTTATAGAGCGTCGTGCCGGTGTCAATGTCACCAAACTGCGCCAAGGATAATTCATCCAATGAGCTAAAAGGGGATATCGCTACCAATAGCTCTCGATGAGTCATAATTCTGGCCACGGTCATTTGTTGCAAAATGCCTGGCTCTGTTTCATTGCTTAAAAAATGAAACAGAGACTGAAACTCTGCAAGGGCCAATTTAGGGTAGAGCGCCGTGGCGGGAAGTACCGAGGCGTAAATCTCGTCTTTGTTGCCCATAAATTCCATTTGCATTCCCATGATGTTTCCTCAAGTCAATAGGATGCGGGCGGCACGACGATTAGCCATCAAAAGAAACTGTGCTTCTTTAATGACTCTCATCGAGAGCCCGCATTGGGTGGTGTTTATTTATACCCACGCGCCATTGAGCCATAACTTCACGTTATCGAACTCAATCGCGGCGGCTTTTTCCAGATGCTCAATGACATACGCCATGTTCATGGATTCAAAATTATCAATCTGGTCCATCTCATCGTTTTTCTTCGCTACCGAGCGACGAATTGAGCCTTCTTGAATGTACAGTGACAAGTTCTTAAAGCTCGTCACCAAGATCCCCGTCGCTGGGAACCCTGGTACACTTATCGCAGGTAGCCCGCCATAAGTCCCAATCACTTGCTTATCTTCAATGCGTGACTTTTCACTTGGGGTATTGCCCTGCTCAGCATAGAACTTGGCTTTATCATAAGAGAGCAAGTCCGTACCAATGATGGCAACTAAATCAGAATCATTAGCACACACATCTGCAAGCATGCCTTTGACGTTCATCACGGCTAAATCAAGATTGATAAAGTCACCCAGACCGGCACCAGAGCCATCTTCGGCCAATGCTTCCCCTTCGCCGATGCGAATTTCATCCGCAACCGCGCCTTCAGTAAGCATCGCCTGCGCGTTGTGATCGCGAATGTTTTGGAACCAGCCTTTGTTGACGTCTTCACCATTGGGGTTCTTGGTCGCATCCGTGTCCGCTTCACAAGACGTACCATAAAAACCAATGGTAATTTTGTTGGCATCAATCTGCTCACGCGTTTGATTAGATATGATGGTGTTAAACCCTTTTAGGTGCGCGAACGCATCCAGTTGGTCATAACGAATGTGGGAATCAAAGTTAGTTTGCTCACACATGTAAGGCATGGCGTTCATATTGAACACCGATTTGGTTTTACGCTTTTTGCCTTCCTTAGTATTGGTACGAGACGCAATCATGCCCGTCACACCCAAACCTAACGCTTCGCCTTTTTGGTTAACCACGGTGACGATGTTGATTTTCTTCAAAAACCAATTACTTTCACGCATTTGAGCAATGATTTTTTGTGTTGCTGCTGGTGTGACTGAGAACTTCTCAGTGGCATCGTCGACGCCATTTTGTTTTGCCACCGCCGCGCGGTACGCCGCCACGACTTTTTTTGTGCTTTCTCTCATTGTGTTATCCAATAAAAATGATTAAGGAAATAATAAAGGGAATGAACGTTTGACCTTTATAAGTAAAACTCTTCATCTCCCAACCCAGCCAAGTGGCGCTCTTCTTCATCGGTCATGTTGCTGAGCTTTTCAACCAGGCCATCTAATTTAGTGGACAGATCGTCTACTTTTGCAGAGAGCTCAGTGTCTGCGTCGACAACGGGATCCTCTTCAGCATCAGCCGCAGGACTTAGCGCCTCCACGCTCGCGGTTAATTGAGTCAGACCCGCCGTCAATAGCGTCATTTGCTCTGCTTGGGCAGTCAGTAGTGCTTTGGTTTCTTTGTCCATTTCGTCAGTCTCTTCTTGGGTGGATAATGTAACGGGTTCATTTGTGAAACCAAGCGCCGACCTGAGTCGAGCCAAGAACGTAATGTCATCTTGCTTAGTGATCTCTTGGTGCTCAATAAGCTCTTTGCCTACGGTCGCTCCAGAGCTAAAGAAGGCGACGCCTTTCTTCTTAGTTTCATCAGAGAGGTGTATTTCGGTGGTGCCTAATGAGGCGGGATCATCCGTCAGTGCAAGCCCAGACAAATAGCTTTTGCCGGTGTCCGCAAAATTGGGCGTAATTTCAACCGACGTATGCAAAAGTTGACCACGTTCAACGGTCGACAATAAGGCGGAGTTCGGCTTTAGTACCGCCCATAATTCGTTGTCGCGTTTCTCAACAGAAAGCACAGAGCCGTACTTTGGCCCCCATGACCAATGCTCTTCATTGATGCGCGCGTTGTATTTTTTTGGATTGTAGGTTTCGACCATATCATCGATGACTTGCTGCTCAATAAAGCGACCGTCAATGGTGGGGCCCGCCGTTAATACACAAATTGGCTCTGATTGAAACATGTGGTTTGTCTCCCTGTAATTTCTTAACCCAATGTAGCGAACCTCTTTGTCTTTTTGTATTGATGTCATTTCTAGATGGCGGATATAGAAATGCAATGAGCTGAGAGTGCCATTAAGTTGTTGCACACTGCTTTCATGAAAATGAAATCGCCAGAGTTACCTGAGGAGTCTATCTACACCCAAGCGCAAACTTGCGCGCTGGGGTATTACTTACGTCAGTACAAAAGTGAGGAGATAGCCGCCGAGTTAGCGATCAATCCTCGTACCGTACAGCAATGGATCTCAAAGTTTGGTTGGAAGAAGATGCGTGACGATGCACCGGTGGAGCTTATGCTTCGCCAGCGCATTGCGTATTTATTGTGGATTGATAAAAAACACGCGTCTCAGCTCAAAGAGCTGGAGATGCTGCTTGAGCAAAAATACAAACAAGACGCGAAAGCCCAACGTCAAAAACACACGCTACAAGACGGCGGCTCAGGTAGAAAACGCGGCAGACCGAGCAACAAAGTTAAAAATGACATTTCAGGCATTACTAAGGAAATGCTGCGTGAGTTTTATGAGAAGAAATACTTTCAGTACCAAAAAGAGATCCACGCTCATAAAGACAATGACGACATTAATGAGATCCGCTTTTATCTTAAATCGCGTCAGATTGGTTTAAGTGATTACTTTTCATTTGAAGCATTCGAAGATGCCGTGATAAATGGCGAGAATCAGATCTTTATTTCGGCGTCACGCAAACAAGCGGAGATATTCAAAAACTACATCCGAAAATTTGCACTGCAAATTGGGGATGTGGATTTAAAAGGCAAAGACAGCATCATATTAAGCAATGGTGCTGAGCTTCACTTCATGTCGACCAACGTGTTTACCAGCCAAGGCTTTAACGGTCACATGTATTACGATGAAGTGTTTTGGATCCCTGGTTTTCAAAAATTGGATGATTATGCCGGTGGTATGTCTATCCAGTCGCAGTATCGCACCACGTATCTCTCTACAGCCTCAAGCACCGCGCATGAAGCCTACCCAAAATGGTCGGGTCTCAAAGAGCACAACATTGATATTAGCCATAAAGCACTTAAAGGCGGTGCATTAGGGGTTGATGGTATTTTCCGCCAGATGATCACTGTGGATGATGCGATTGAGCGCGGGGCGACCTTCTTTAATATGGATAAGTTGCACCGTAAATACCCAGATAAAGCGGTGTTTGATAACTTGCTTCGTTGTGTCTTTTTGGATGACAAGTTCTCGTTCTTTAATATCAAGGCGCTGCTTGCGTGTAAAACGGACACCTCAACATGGAAAGATGTGAATACCGATGCGCTGCATCCCGTAGGACAGCAAGAGGTACTGGTTGGATACGATCCAAGAGGTGGCGGGCAGGGGGAGAACGCGGATGATGCCGGACTGATTGTGTCGTTAAAACCCAAACGAAAAGGCGGGGTATTTCGATTCATTGAACGGGTGCGATTAAAGGGCTCTAGTTATGAAGCCCAGGCGAAAGTCATTGAGGACATCACCAAGAAATACAATGTGGTGCATTTAGAGATGGACACCAGCGGTGTGGGCTCTGCTACCGCTGAATTGGTACGAAAGTTTTACCCAAGCCTTACAGAGGTTAATTACTCCCCTGAGATGAAGCGTGTCATGGCGTATAAGGCGCGAGAAATCATCAATGCGGGCCGTCTTCAGTTTGATGATGAATGGGATGACTTGGTGCATTCCTTTTTGATGATACGCCAACAAACCACAGCCAAAAGCAACCAAATTACGTTTGTGTCTGCACGAAGCAAAGTGGGCTCGCATGCTGACTTAGCGTGGGCTGGCATGCATGTGTTGCATTGGGAGCCGATTGATATTTTACGTGATGATACAACCACGGTTTCATTCTCTTAAGAGAGGTTATTTTGATAGAGTTTTCTACCCCAGAGAGTGTTATGAATTGCGACATTCTCAGTTATATGGAAGTCGCCCTGGTGGATGGGTTGTACGAGCCACCCATCCCTTTAGATACGCTAGCCAAAGCGGTGCGAGCCAATTCCATGCACGGCTCGGCGTTGTATGTAAAAGGAAACATGGCGTCGAGTTCGAGCGAGTTGTCGCCACTGATTAAGCGACGTGACTATAAGCGTTTTTTGGCGGACTTTTTAACCTTTGGTAATGGGTACTTGCGCATTATTCGTAATCGGTTAGGGGATATCACAGCGATTAAACACTTGCCTGCGCTGTATATGCGCCGACAAGAAAACATCCTTGCCTACACTTACAAGCCAAGAGCGTTTAGCGATGAGGGGCGAATAGATTACAAGCCAGGACAAGTATTCCACTTGGGGGAATACGATGTGTGCCAGGAGGTGTATGGCTTGCCGCAATACATTGGTGCATTGAGCTCTATCTGGTTGAATGAAGATGCGACGCTGTTTCGCCGTCGCTACTACATCAATGGCTCTCATGCAGGTTACTTGCTGTATATGAACGACTCAAACTTGACCATTGAACAAGAAGATGAAATTAAGAAAAAGCTCAAACAGGCGGGAGGACTTGGGGCATTTAAGAACTTATTCATTAATGGGAAGGGGAAAGATGCGAAAGCACCAGAGTTAACCCCCATTGGGCAAGTGGAAGCTAAGGATGGGTTTAAGAACGTTAAGAGCATGACCACCAATGATGTCTTGGCCAGTCATCGTATTCCTTTAGATTTAATGAGCATTGTGCGTGAAGGTTTTACAGCAAGCAGTGATTTAAACAAAGTAGACAGAGTATTTTATAAAAACGAGTTAGTGCCTTTATTGGAGTCGGTGTGTGAGCTTAATGAGTTTGTGGGGATGGACATCATTACGATTGAAGGATACACAAGCTTGGAGCCTATTGTATAAACAGAGATGTTATTTTATTACGTAGTCTCGAGAGACTACGTATAACGGTATCTAGCTACTTGTGCGATTCAATGCAATGGCCTCTTCGGTATAGAAAACTATCTGTTGTGCAATTTTTATATCTTTTAGCAAATATCCAAGCCAGTTTTTATTGCAAGCAGAACGAAATCCCCCAGGCTGGCTTCGATTACCAACAAAAGGAACTGCTTTTTCGCCACGATAACTTAATGAAACGGTATTCACGGAAGTTAATTTTATTTTTATTTCACAGTCATGGTTTTTAGCTGTAAACCAATTCTTCTCTTGCTCTTTTAATACCCACTCTCGGTGAGGTAAGAGACGGAACATTTCTAATTTAAAAGCAAGAAAGCTAGAGTTAATTGTAGGTAAGGTGATTTTCTCTTGAGCTACATTATCATCTAACTTCCAATCCATAGATGCATTAACCGTAGAACTAAAGCTAAATACAATAATGAAAAATAATCTTTTTAAAAATATCATATTGCGGTTTTGCCTCATTATTTCGTACATCGTTGATTCTCATTTATTAATAAGTAATAAAAAGCGTATCATAAAATATATTTTATGTTATTCATTCCGCTCAGAACGGAAAAAGAGGTTATATACTTTGAGATATTCTATTTTTTAGAGTGGTAATGTTACTTTAGTATGACGCTCATTATGATTTATTCTGTACTTGAGCTTATTGGTAAATCACTTGGCCATGAGTAGGTTTCTACCGTTTCAAGGATGATTTTCCATGCCATCGTATTTCCTACTAAAGGTATATTTGATGCCGTTCCCCAAAAGAATTCTCCAGGCTCTTGCTCTTTCTCACTAAAAATTAGGGCGCTCAATGCTGGTAAACCACCTTCAGCCAGCATTAAATTAAGTTTTTTTAGTGAACGCTGCCAAGTTATTGGTTTATATACTGCCCCCATAATGCTTTCATATTCATTAGCGAGATCTAAATACGTTCTAGGTTTATTCCATGATGTCAATATTTTATATATGACGGTTATATCTGGTCCCATTGAACTTCCCTTTTAGACTGCTTGAAAATATCACATAGAAGAGCATACATGGTTAAGTGGTACTCTTGGTTGTATCTAGTTTCTGGAAACTAGGCAATATTTACTGGTTTTATCTTACTTGTTTGACAACATAACGTCCTAGATATAAGAAACCATATTATAAGTAAGGTTTTTATGTTGTATTTCTTTTGTGACTTTCTTACGATTTAGGTTGAATTTCATTTTTAAGAATTGCATGTCCCATCTCATCATTAAATCAGTCATTATTTCAACTTTACTTGTCTCGTCTTGGAGTGCCGTTGCGTCAATGTGTAACGCATGGAATAAATCAGGAGTGTTAAGCGCATTAACGCATGATGCAAAAATGGCTTTAAAGCAGAAGGGTGATGCGACTATTGAAGCAACTGCGAATGCATACGCTACAGAGGCATGTAAGTTAGTTAAAGGAAAGAAAACTGAGCTTCAATGTTTTGTTCTAAAAAATGTTGCAGCGTCATTGGTTGATGATCACCTTGAACATTCTGCATTTGAGTTATGCAGAATGTATGCTGGAGAGAGTGATTTTACATAATCAACGAAATTTGCTGGGTATCAATCCCCCAGTTAAATACAATCCCACAGCCCCAAGGACGGGATATTGGAAAGCGTCATTGATAATTGGAGTCATATCTTTAAAATCAACCCCATAAAATCCACCGATAATGACGACTGAATAAAAAAGCATATAAGGCACGCAAAACAGAAGCACCAAAAAACGTTGTATTAATTTAAAGGGCTCATACGCTTTGAGCAGTTCTATCTTCTGTTTTGATTTTTCTTCATCGGTAAACACCAATGCATCTCCTGTATTGGCAATCAAATCCATTCCTGATTTTATGGCTGAGTCACTGCCAAATATCTTGCTGAATAATCCCATAACTCACACCTTACTCATCAATTAATTCAAAGTGCATTAAGTCATCAAAGCCATTATCTTTAAGCTCATTGTCTTTATCCCAATCACCGCCCCAACGAATGGCCACGCCCATTGAAGCACCAATACCAATGACAATGCCCGCAAAGTAACTGAAGCGTTCACGATCATCTTCATCGTAAGGGTAGGGCGCAGCATCAACGGCGTTGCTCGGCATTGCGTTATGCTTACTATTAGGAAAGCGAACTTGCGTGTTGGTACTTGGCAATGCATTTTGCTCGGCCTCCGTTCGATGGCCACACAAAATAGAGCAATCGCACACCTCAAGAACAGCGGTAAACACTTTTTGTAAGTTAGGGTGGCAAGAGGCCAATCGGGTTGCGCTTATTGGACTGAATTTATTCATTTTACATTACCTTTAAAGCGGCAAAGGCTATCGCAATGATTGAGCCAAAGATGAGTCGAACCAACCAGGTTTTATCTGATTCAAGCTTATCAATACGCTTTGAGTCCGCCAGTTGGATGGTTTGAGTTTTAGTGAGTGTCACTAGAATTTTATTCAATGCACTGTTTTGCTCTCGCATTAACCTTGTTAAATCATTAATGGAGACATCAATGCGTGCTATCTCTTTCTCAGACATACAGAACTTAAGTGATGGATTTGATGGCAGTGTATCGCGCGGGAGTGGAGCGGGGTATTGATGTCATTTCTAAATGTCAGATATAGAAAACCCAGCATTAATGCTGGGTTTATGGGGGATGTTGGTTAAGGCCAAGGGTATTGGTGTTGAATTTCGAGCCTTGCCGCTAACGCCTGTGCTTCCATATCAAGAGCGGCTTGTTCGTCCCCTTGCAATCGCTTGATGTTCGCCTCAGCAATAAGGGGATCACAAGCTCGGCTATATAGCCCTCGGCGCATTTCATCTATTTGGTTAAAATCTGCAATGTGTTTATTGCTTTGGTTCGTTATCCATTGATTATCGATCCATTCATCGTAAGGTGTTAATGGCTTATTAAGCGTAAACCCTTCTTTGATTATACCAATAACTTCAACTTCTTCACACAAGGTGCAATCACTGCAGTCATAAATTAACTGCTCTCGATGATCTTCAATTTGTTGCCACTTATCATCAATCAATTGAACCACAAATCCCTCATTGGATTTTGGCGGCTCTATTAAAGAATAGCTTTCAGGTAATTCTTGAGGATAAGTATTAATACAATGTATTTGCGCGTTTTCATCCCAATAAGAGCGACCAATAAATAACGCGGTGACAACCCAAGCCCCCTCAATAAAATAACAACGCTCAGATCCTTTTTTGTATTCTGGTAAGGCTAATTCCGTACTTTGAGACGGCTGCCCCATGTGAGCACGTATTGTCATTTTTCCTTCATGAGTAAATTCATTGTGCTCATCGAAGTGAAATAAATGAACAACTCGGTCTTTATTTGAAAAATTCATTATGCAGCCCTCGTAATATACAACCAACGCAGAGAATTAGGATTCGTTTCATCGCCCGTACCAGTAACACGGCCAGATGGGGTTCCTGCTGATACAGAGCCGTTATAGAAGGTAGAAGGACTATGCCCAGAGCCTTTTGTACCGTGGCCACTACCACCATAATCCATATCACGCACCTCTGGGTGTCTATGCGTTGGTAATTGATTTCCTGAAAAGCCAAGTGGTTGTACGGACTGTACTTTTCTAGACAATACCACTTCGCCTTCGCCCAACCCTCGAATATAACTTTTACGCATATCTGGCATCACACCACTTGGAAAGCGCTCCGCTAGTTTGGTAAATACGGTTTTATCAAAAGGCTGGCCAACAAATGCAATAAACCCCGTAGGAGCTTCTGCATGAGGATAAGATATAGGGCAACCGACGGGATGAATAAGCTCAGCCAGTGGAAGCCATAATTTATCTAAAACTAACTTTCGCACACCACGCCAAAACTGAGGTAATTGAATGAATTTAGCCTCACTGGACTCCATATCAATATCTTCATCCGTGGCCGTTTTATCTTTCAATTTCTTTGGGGTAACAATGGTTTCGTCATCATTACTGTTCATTTTGTCTGTGGTCGTAATTTTTGCAATCCCTGCTACGTCTTCAGTGGCGTAAGGCGTACCCATTATTTCAACGGTAATGTTCTCAATGCTTGAGTCTGCAAGGTTTAACTCCAACGCTTCGGTGATAATGGTATTACTTCGTTTTAATGAGAGTATTTCACCATCTCGACTATCGACCGCAAATAGGGTTCCATCTTCTAGGTAATACCCAATCTCTTTACCTTCAAATTCTTTTTTATCTGCAAACACGGCTTCAAAGTGAAGTTGCCCAAGGGCAGGCACCGAGCCACGAGTTAACGCTTCTCGCGCCACTTCGTTTTTCAATTGCGTTTGGTCTAGAGTAGGAAGATACCCCTCAAGGCCAATCGCTATGTGGGTAATTTTATAACTGACACCCAACTCACCCGCATGAATGGAGGCGGCAATCCCTGCATTAGTAATTAATAAACTCATTGAGTTACCTCGTATTGGTTAACATTTCTAATGTGCCGAGCATTGGCTATTTGGGTTTGCACATTGATGGCCGTGTTATAAATCCATTCAATCTCGGTATGGGGCAATCGCACCTTTTCAAACTCAAACCACGCTTTTTCACAGCGCTCATTAGTGGCAAGTGAGACATAAATTAAGTTTGGCTTTGCTCTTTCATCCGTCACCTCTCCCTTGCCGCCACTGTTGATTAATAGCGCTTGATAATCACTGAGTTTCCACCCAAATAAACGCTCTGAAAAGTCGGAGAGTAACGCCAATTGAATGTCATCACTGGTGACTTTGAAATCAATCGCCATGCCTAAAATTAAATTGGTTAATTCATCGTTATTTGCATCTTGCCAATACTCCCCTTCGGGTAATAAAGCACGTATTGCATCGGCAAAATTACTCTCACTGTAATCAATGACTAAATCACCGGTGTCCATGTCACCTCTCCTAAAATATGAATTTCATCATCAGTAATAAATTGCTCTTCGGTTGGTTGCTTAACGATGTAATTGTTCGTAATAGGCGCAATGGCAAGTACCAACTCAGTAGGGGTAATGGAGACTTGTTTTGGTGGATTAACTGACTCATCTCGCTTGCCCATTTTGTCTTGAAATAACTCTTGCAGCGCAATAATGATATCCGTACGAATTTGCTCGTCTTGAACGTTTTGAATTTCAACATCAATGGCTTTATGAGTCGGTAGACCAACAACGGGATGACACCCAGCAAGGCGTTCTTTATCAATAAAAGTTTGAACTATCGAGACCACTTCTAAAGAAACGGTCGGATTATTTTCTCGCGCCCCAACATAAACTCGAACCATGCCACGCTCAGGCGTGTTATCTAATGCCCACGCAAAGTCCACATCAGAGTGAGCGGACAATGCCCAACTCTCATAATCTTCACGACGACCAATCTCTTCACCCTGATTAAACGCGGTGCAGATACGTTGGCGCCAATGCTCTAATTCTTCAATGTCAGCTCCGCCATCAAAGCCAAGACATAAAACATTATCAGGATTAATCCCACTAATGCCTTTTGATAAAGTAAGCACCGCCCCATTCGGCAAGTTACTTGAAATTCCCGCGACCAAGGCGATCACTTCCACGTCTTCATCACTGTATTGCGCTTGCAGGGTTTGATATTCAGCCCCTGTAATATCGATAATTAATGTGCCTTTTGGAATTTCAACCCGCGCACCCAATTGCTCAAACTGCACTAATCCTCGTGCGAACGTGGGTAAAAGGCGCTCAACATCATGACGTTTAGCATGAAGATACAACCACGGCTCAGAGGCGGTTTCAGGGTTCAACTCTCGAAAGAGTTGGTCTTGATAGCCATATTGACCATAACTCACGCCTGCAATCGCACACGCAATAGCATTGATGGCTGGGTTATTCTGACCTGTCGTGGCAATTAAGGTCGAGGTCGCTCTATCAATAAGTGACTGTAAACTTCGTTGCGTACTCATAAAGGTACCTCCACATTAGCGCCATCATTAAGAGTGAGAATTACACGACGGCTTAGCTTTTTAGGTGACAATAGAAAAACGTCAACGGTGACCGCTTTGATGTGCATCTCCTCCACAAGCCATGCGAGTGCCTCTTCATAAAATCGTTTCGCGCGAAGGCGAGTTTGCTCGGTCAACTTCTCACGCTTTAACGTCCAATCACGCGAGCCGACGCCATGAACAAATTCATCACTCCAGCAGCCACCCAGTTCATCACTGAGCATGCGAGCGCGGTCATTTTGTGTGGACTTCGCATGATTTAGCACACTTTGAAGCACGGCATGGGTTAACCCTTCAATATCCGTCATCGGAGCGGTTAGGGCATGCAAATTAAAATGACTCATGACACTTTATAACTCCCTGCAGAACTGCCTTTATCAACCACAACCAACGCATTTGAGGTGATTTCTTCTACCACCGCATTGGCGATGGCTTCGGCTAAATCAGCCGCTTTGGCAAATTCCCCCTCGGTAACCATACCTTTGCCGTTCATTTCTTTGATTAACTTTGTTTTTAGTGAGCTGTTACTTATTGGCATTATTCTTTACCTGCAAATACGGTAGCTGAGCCATCAACATGACCACTGCCTGTAAAAGGACAAATGCTTTCACACGTGATGACACCTGTACCATCATTCAATTTAATTTGAGCACCAGTGGCAATGACATTGCCTCCTGCTACGACCTCGACATCGTTGGCCGCATTAACCTCAACCGCACCCGTCGAGGTGATAGAAATACCATTTTTAGTGAAATGCACCAGATTGCCTTTATCGTCCATCATGGCTACTTCGCCCTCTTCTAATTCCATCTCGTACCGTTCGTCTTCCACGCACACGGAAACACCGCGACTGAGAACGCCCCCAAGAAATAACACGTAACTGCGGGCGCCCACCTTTGGCCGACTCATAAAGCCGTAATTATGTAAGCGCTTAATGCGGTCGTTCGTTTTGCCTGTTGAGGTTTTTATCTGTAGCATCTTGGTATCTGCGCCGGTGACCCCTCCAATCACAATCATGTTTTTAATTCGACTCATGAGTCGATTAAATCCCAACATCATTCTTCTCCTTAAAAGGGCGGAACAACTCAATGTTAGTCTTGGTCTCGCTTTCATTGACCGATAACACAAGAGACTTAACGAGCATAACTTCATTAAAGTTCTGGTGAGTATCAATCACACGAAGCGTGCGATTGATTGCTGCCCCCGTTAGTTCTAAAAATACATCCGCGATGGAGGTTGAGACACTCAAGCCTTTTGCGATGGCCAAGTCGCGCTCATATTCCGCGCGTGACAGGCAAGATGCTGCATCTTGCAATTGGTCAGAGACGATCACCTTGCGACGCTGTGTATTCGCCGGCGCGTAAGTCACGACGGCTTGCGCGCCATCCCACTGACCTTGTACTTCGATGTGATAGAACAACTCTGCAAAGTTTCGATTGATGTTTAACGATTCAATGTTTTTCCCCACCTCGAGAACGACACCTGAGACAGCGCCTTGCGCGGGCGTTTCAATGGTTAATACGCCATTGCGCTCAACTAAGATAAATCCTTGCTCTTTAATGAGCTGGGCAAAGTTATCAATGGGGGATTCGGCATTGATTTGAAATTCAGGGATAGGCTTGAGAACCATTGGAACCGCATGACTGTCAACACCTAACCCAAACTCTTTGGCAATGGTCCGAAGTAGGGTATCCAGTGTTTGATCATACTGGGCATCCATTGTGATGCGCGAATCAATCATGTTGGCGGAGAGAGAGCGACCTGAAATCGCCATTGAGTATTCTGCGCTTGAGGTTGATGCGCCTACCGTATCGATGTTGCCAATAAAAATGCGTTTTCCATCGAGCTTAAATTCAACTGACAAGGGGCTCTCTATTGGCATCGGCTTAATGCGACAGCTAAATTGGTGCGCCAATTGCTCAATAGAGAAGGTGATATCGGCACTGAAAAAGCCCACGGGTTTATTGTCGATAAATAACGTTAATTTTTTCATTTAGGTACTCACTTATTTCGTTACATAGCAATTAAAATAAATGCAAATAGATGAGCACAACAATGAGAGCGATGAGCATAATGATGAGCAGCCATTCTGACGCGATAAACATAGTTAATCTTCCTTAAAAGAGAGTGTAGTGGGTGTTTTCATTTGATTTCTCTCATGGCTATGGTTTCAGATAAAAAGAGGGGGTGCTGCAGAGGGTTCAACGCTTCAATTAAGGAGGCAGAATTTTCTGTTTGTTGAGCGAGCACTAATGTGGGAATAAAGCGTGGTCGTTCGAGATAGCGTTGAGGCTCTGCGCCTGTATTGACCTTGTCATACTGAGCACCAACGCCTTTTCTTAAATCGACTAATGCATCAAACAACGCCAAGCTTTCAAGCGTTGAGACGTTGGTAACATCATGAATGCGAGCGTCTATCTCGAGCGTAATGCTTGTCAAATCGCTCAAGATAACAGAGGCTTGCTTTGTCCAACCAAGAACATCAAACGAGATATCTTGCTCTAATCGCTCAATGTCTTTATTCATCTTCACTGCCGCTACAACCAATTGAATGTTGTAGTGCACACTTGGATTCTTAGGATTAATTAAGGTTAACATTGAAGACTGCGCAGCTCTTGAGTTATCAATCGCAGGGTTGCTTGAGTCAGGCTCTGAGCGTACTGCGCTCGCGACACTATCAATGGTCTTACTTAATTGCTCAGCAAATTGACCTGGTGCATTGGCAATACTTGAAATGGAGGAGAGTGCGCTGTTGAGCTCTTGGTTTAATGACGAGAGGATCTGACTTGGTACATTTAATCTACTGGCAATTGCGCTCAACTGAGTGACGAGGTGGGTAAAGTCTGCTCGCAGCGTATTGGTTTCTGCAATACTCATTTCATCGACATCAGCGACAAAGGTTTTGGTTGAGATTTCTTCAACCGCATCCGCTTGCTGGGCTTGAGTTGCCGACGCGACGGTGACGACTGACAGTATCGACTTCTTACCATCACGAACGAACTTCAATGAAAGGGTAACCAGTCCGCGCTTGGTATTAATCTTTTGAGAGTAAGACTCAAACGCCAGAGAAAGCTCACCAAGCCAAGGGTGCTCGAGCTCCCCTTTAGGGGAAGCGTTTAAGTTATCGAGCAAGGTATTAGCGTCAACTAAAGAGCTTGCCCCGACCAGGACAACATCAAGCTCTATGTTGCTTGCTTTGCTGCCCATGACTTTAATGTTTGGCAGCTCGGCATAAGGGATCTCACTCACCTGCAGACGCTTACCGCCATCGAGCGAGGTGGCCAATATGTTTACCGTAAGACCGTTCCATCTCCCTTGTTCGTACTGCCTTTCCCACATGATGCTTTTCCTTATTTCAAGATACCTATCTCGTGATATGCAACTTTACGAATATTCATTCCGAGGATGGCCGCTTCGTGCTTGCGTCGGCTCACCCCCCCCTCCACACCGAAATTACACCCAGTAAAAAAACGAAAATGAGATGGTGCATAAAGATGCAAATTAAAATAATGTAATGCATTGATAATAAAGGAAAAAACACCGTCATTATCGCAGCGAATGACACCTAGGTCAATTTCGCAAATTATGTATTTTTTATTATTTTAATTTTCGTCAAATATGTCCACATCATTCATTGCACTCAAATCATTTCGTAATAAATCATATGAGTATTTCATTTTTCTTATGAATGATTTTTTAAAATTTGAGAAATCATTATTTAAAGTTAATCGCTCGAAGCGTTCAAATGCGTGATACAAATAACTTTGTGATATTTTTTCAAAATGAACTTTAGGATAAGGTTTATATTTCACAACATGCGTGTTTAGTTCATTATCCTTAAAGTCATTGTATTGATCTCCGGTTATATCAATGGCATATTCATTAATCTCCAACCAAACATGTGATACCAGATTTTCTCCACGAGCATAAACAATAATTATTTCAATATCGTAATATTTTTGTCTGTAATGAAAAGCCAGTAATAATGATGCAAATTGACAATTTCCAAGTGGAAAACTGTCGGTAAGTACTGTTGAGGTATCTTTATCGCATCCCTCAATTACAGAGCGGAATATAAATGCGTTTTTTCTTAAAAACTGAACGTTTTTCATATGTAAACTCAATAAGTGATTATTAACATCATTAAATTTACCTAATACTCTGTTTTCTTACTAGGAATAAACTTCCTTCTACATGGTGTAAATGGGTACTTAATTTATGGAGAAAAATACAGCGCGATGCTTTTTACGCATTGTCCATGAGGAAGCCAACGCATTGATATAATCGAAGTTAGTCTCATCAAAACAATTAATCACATAGGCGTTACCAGAAAAACCACTCGCAGCTCGATGACTAGTAAGTAAGAAAACCAACATGGCACCGTTGGGTAACACGAGAGGATTCCCAGTTAACACCATGTCATGTGAGCGTGCGAGATCAAGAATATGATCCTGAATTAGTTGACTCTCAAGAGGAGATGCTGATAAAAATATCTGATTTTCACCTGTTAAAATGGCGTCATCCAACGCTTTTCTTCCAAAATATAATTCCATTTCATTTTCATTCATCAAAAATATCCATTTGCTCTGGGTTCTTACATAGCTCTGGTTGCAACTCTGGATCGGGCTTTTTCCCTGTGAGTTTCACATCGTGCGAATACGAGACATGTGAGACAAAGACCTTTCCGCAATTTAAATTCATGCACTGACAATACAACTCTCGTGTTTTTAGGGTGATTGCTTTGGAGGTTATAATGCGGGCTTTACTTAAACAGCCAGGACACTCAATCAGCACGTTCTGTCACCTCCATTTATAAAATGCAATTTAAAGTCTCGTAACGTGAGACGGACGACCAGTTACGCACATGGTAAACGGTGCTATGATGTGATTTCTTATTAAAACAACACGCACAAAAGGTATCAAATGAACAAATTAATCCATAACTTAACAGCGAGTTCGTCAGATAAATATTCCGTTCCCCCGGAGAAGCCGCCAGCACCACCTGCAAATAACAAAGGATAAAGCCATGAGTGACCAATTAACTAAACATGATTTATTATTTACGATCCATTATTCTCATTCACTTGCTGACATGAATGCTTGTTATTATCAGCGAATGAGCTCTTGTATTGATTTTTTATTGATACTTCTTGGTGCTGCAACAATGGGAGCAACACTTAACCCACTAATGGTTGGTTTATTGGTTACTGTCCTCTCGGCTTTTTCTTTTGTCGTTAAACCAGGAGAGAAGAGTGTTTTATTTCAAGTACAGCAAAAACGTTATATTGAATTAAGCACAATGCCACCAGCGGATAATGACGCTCTGCAAGAAGCATTAACGGTTATTCAAAGAGATGATCTAAAAACTATCCGTAACTTTGAAAGTGCTGCTTATATTCGAGCGGGTAAAATCATGGGCTCAGATATGAGTGATAAATGCTTAACCCGATTTCAATTATTTATGGCTTTTCTTGGTGGTGAAACCTTAAAAAGAAGTAATAATTAATGCTAGTTTAATACGTGTCATTTTCCTTAAAAATCATTCGGTTATTATAACATTTTGAAGGTAAAAAAGCTGTATTTTCAACCAGTAAAGGGCAGCATGAACCTCTTTTTTTGAGGGGTTTTTAGGACTTAATACTTGTATAAAAAACGGATTAAATCCGTAAATCTCGATTTTCTTTTCATGCCAGAATCATCGCGTAGCGATAAGAGCTACCTCGCCATCATCAGCGCGTGATTACCTTTCCTGTCGAATGACAAAAAGCACGTTCAGCGCAGCCAGCAAATACCAGAAAAGCAACACACAACAAATACCATCAACGCTGGCTGTGGGGCCCGTTAATTTTTCCCACCGTAGTTTCTTGTGTATTCCTAAATCAATTAAAAATTAAGGGGAAGAACTTATATCAACAATCCATTGTTGGAAGTAAATATATTTTGAAATATATATCTAAAGAATATTAGCAGGACTGAGAAAGGGGCTAGGCCTCACTCACTTCGGGGCTATTCCGACCTCTGTGTATAAGTACCTAAACATGATCAAAAAAGGATCTCTATTTCACCGAAGAGGATCGCTTTTAAGGTGTGAATTGTTCATTATTTAGGCAGTAATATACAAGGGTGCAGTAAGTCCCACTCAACATCGAGCGTGACAGGATAACAATGAATTAGGAGGTTATGGGTGAGAGTTGACTCTGTTTAACAGAAAGCCCCATACGGCTTAGGAGGTTGTTGGCCATCTTGGTGATGCTGTGTGCTTCGGTGCTGATATTCCAGCCCTTAGTTTTAATGCGCTGTACTAATTTACGGGAGATGTAGCTTAGACGAGCGACAGGCTCCATGTCTGCGATCTTGATTGTGTAGCTTGAGTTGGTTTGAGCGTGCCTGTGTTCCCACACGCGCAGGATATTGCTTTGGCAGTATGTCTTTAGGGCAATATCTGCATCGTATTGCTCGTAGCGTTTGGCGGCCTCTGCTTGGCGACGTTGGGTTTCAAATGTGCGTAGGCGTTCAAGCTCATCGTCTTTAATACCCAACAGCTCATAATACAGAGGCGTGGCACACAGCGTTCTTGGCAGACGGCCATCATGAAGAATATCCTGGATAGCATGACTGCTGTGCTCAGGTTCATATAGGATCCCCATGACGACCAACTCTTTCATGATCACCGAAATAGTCGAACTCGATACATTGATCTCTTTGCCTATCTCAATACATAAGCGAGCAACGTTAATGCATCCGGTTACCGCATCAGAGTGGTAAGCAATCCAGCGCAGGGTGTTCTCGATGTTCTGTTTATGATCAGATCGAAACGCTAGGTTCTGTTTTCGCATACCGGCTTCAATGAGTTTATGTACCAGACATGGCCACTGAGCATTGACCCACGCGCCGTGTTTTTCAATGGTATTAAAGAGCTTACGGTTGAGTGTGGGAATGGCTTTTAGCTTGCGCTCTTGGTAAGGAATAACTTCTTGGTTTTTATTGTACGACTCAGCAGGGTGCCAAGTTGGAGCAATAGCCCATCGACGTGAATGATTGGCCTTTAACTTTGGTGTTGGGGGAGTGGAATGATTTTTTGAGCACGCACGACTAAGCGCAGTAAGCGATGGCTCACTGAGTTCATGATTATCATTAACATGCGTCTTATTACTCACGGTGTGCTATCTACTTATTAAGCAACATAAGATCAAGACCATTATCGGTACAGATGGCCACTTGCTCTGCTTTTTGTCGCTTTTTGTATTTATAAGCAGTCAGTCGTATATCCAAGTTACCGTAAGGATAAATTTCTCCATTTCGTCGACAACGTATTCTTTCTGCTTTAAGGAAAAGAGCAATAGCATAGGATTTGCCACGCTCATCAATAGCACCCTGAAATGCTTCGTATCCTTCATACATTCCACCCGAACGAATTGCCGAGTAGAAAGCTTTGTATAGCTGTTGAGTTGTTTTCATTTGATTACCTCACAGAGGTGGATAAATAGTGGTTATACAGTTCAGTCCAACCTTGTAGTTGTGAATCAGCGGGCGCGCAGTGATGATTTTGTGTATAAGCGATCACCATTTTTATTAAGAAAGCTTCTAAACTCATCATTGACTTATCCTTAGCGAGCTGCGCCTGCCTCACCTGTTAGAGCTCCCCATAGTGCAGACCAATCACTTAAATTCCCTGCCGATGGCATGCTTCCATAGTGTTCCATATAGGCAATGGTCATCTTTGCGATAAACTCTTGTCGTTGCATCATTGTGTTGTCCTCAGTTGATCTTCAGAAATTTAAAGGGGCTCTGGTGTGATTGCATCAGAGCCAAACTCAGTAGCGACAGATAAGAATGTTGACGCTAATTCATGGTTACCAAGGTCATAAGCCATTTGAGATAAAGAGCCGATTTGATTGGTTAGGCTTTCGCGCATCTTTTCAGAGCGAAAATGAAAAGAGCTATCAGGCATGCCATTTTCTTGCATTGCTTCTATTTGAAATTGATAGCCTTGAAGTAGTCCGTTATAGAGAACGGTAAGTGCGCTTGTACTTGTCATGAATACTTTCCTCAAGCCGCGTAGACATCTTTTGGTACTTTTACATCCCAACCAGCTGCTTCTAATGAGCTCATGATCATCTGAGCCTGATTAATGTAAACGGTCGAACCTTTACCGATCTGAAGGGTTGGAATTGCACCGCGATGAACTTGAGCGCGAACGGCTTCCAGCGTCATTCCGTGTCGTTGTGCGTACTCTTTAATGGTGATCGGTGCCATATCTGGCTGAATGATCACTACAGGACGCTCACTATTTTTTTCCATTTGCTGTATCCTCTGAAAGTTTCATTCGCGCTATCTGATGCAACAGATAGCAATACCATAGAATGTTATGGATTATTCCATAGAATACTGAGGATTTCAATATGTCTTTTTCAAAAAGACTAAAATCGATCATTAAAGAAGAGCGCTTTACTCAAGCGAAATTTGCCGATGATATGGGAGTGTCAAGATCTGCAATAGAAAAATATCTTTCGGGGGAAAATCAACCGAGTGCAGGACTACTGATGAATATTTCAGGGCATCCTATTTTTAGAAAATATACAATTTGGTTACTTAGCGGCACGGCAGACCCCGTCGCCGGACAAATTTGCCCGGCTTTCTCAACTCAAGAGAAGTGCGGAATAACTTCTGGGGAAGACGATTCTCAGAAGAAGGGCTAATAATTTTAGCGATTGCTTTTTATCGTTGGGGAGGATATTTAAATGTCTATTAAATCCATTCCTAACGGTTATGAGGTCGATTGTCGTCCGCAAGGACGAAGTGGTACACGGTATAGAAAAAGATTTAAAACTAAAGCTGAAGCGATTCAGTTTGAGCGTTGGTTGATTTCAACTAAAAACCAAAAAGATTGGTTGGATAAACCTAAAGATAAAAGACCCCTAATTACTTTAATCCATTTATGGTACAAGCATTATGGGCAGCAACTAAAAACTGGAGAGAAAGAGCTTAAACACCTTATTAAGTTAGATAAGGAACTTGGTCAGCCTAAAGCTTATCAAGTAACAAAGAACCTATTTTCAGATTATCGAGCCACTATGCTAACTAAGGGAAAGAAAGCAACCACAATTAATAGGAATCATTGGCGATTAAGTAGTGTATTTAAAATCTTAATCAAATCTGGCGAATTAGTTGGAGAGCACCCATTAAAAGGTTTAGCGCAATTAAAGGAACCAAGTAGAGAAATGGGATTTTTGAGTCTTGATGAAATTAGACTGCTACTCAGTTCTTTAAGTGGTGATTCGTTAAAGGTCGCAAAACTTAGTTTAGCTACAGGTGCGAGATGGGGTGAAGCAGCTCATTTAAAAGGCTCTAATCTTATTTCGGGTAAAGTTATATTCCTTAATACTAAGAATGGAAAAAATAGAACTGTTCCAATAAGTCCAACACTTTTCAGTGAAATATTTACAGGTAAAAGTGGGAACTTATTTAAGCCGTGCTATAACGAATTCTATCAAGTATTAAAGAGTCTTAATTTTGATCTTCCAAAAGGACAGGCAGCACATGTATTAAGACATACATTTGCTAGTCATTTTATTATGAATGGGGGAAATATTTTGACACTCAAAAATATCTTGGGCCATGCGTCGGTATTACAAACGATGACATACGCCCACTTAGCTCCAGATTACTTGGCTGAGGCTGTAGAATATAACCCACTGTCCACATTGTGACCCGATAGGTACTATAATATGTAATAGTACGTTGCGTTTATGGTTAGTAATTACTTGATTTTAAACGTAACGTACTGATACTTAGAATAGAAAGGAGGCAGAAAAAACAGCCTTAATATATATCGATAAAAATTATAGGGGATAAATCGATATTACTTTTGGTTGCTACGGTAAAAATCCCATGCATTAACCACTTCACCCGTTTTTAATGTACAGTTGCTGTTATCTAAATTGTAAGCGCCTTTTTGCTCAATACAATAAGCAGCTGCTGGGTTCGGCTTACCGACAGGTTTTGTCATGGTATGCTTCTGGCTACGGTAATATTCCCAAGCGTTAATTACATCACCATTGTTTAATGTGCAATTACCTGAATCTAAATCATATGTTCCGCGCTCAGCACAAAATTCAGCGGCAGGGTTGGCCATATTCGCCTTTTCTGGTTCTTTAGGTACGGTAGAACTACAAGCAGCAAGAGAGATAAGTAAGCCAAATGTAATTGCTGTTTTCTTAAACAT